GTCATATTGTTGGCAAGGTTCGCCGCGTTGTTGGACGCGCCTGCGATAGCCCCAGAGGCGTTCGAAGAGTTCGCCGCGACTGAGGCTGCTTGGTTCGCCGCTTCCAACAGCTTGCCCACGACCTCACGAGCGTTGGCGTCGAGGTTATCCATACCCCCGACCGACTCGATGATTTCCGCCGCAAGCCGCCCGGCCTCTACCGCCTGTTCGGCCATAGACCCGTTCTGCTGAATTGCCAGCAGGCGGTTGTTGTATTCGAGCAGTTGGACGTTCGACAGGCCAAGCGTATCCAGCAGGGTCGAGACTTCCGCGATCTTGTTGCCGAAGGACAGCCGCGCCTGCGCTTCCGCAAACTCATTCGAGAGTCGGATGTTCCGCTGGATACCTTCCGCCAGTGTGCCATAGGTTTCCCGGAGAGTGGTAATGGACGGCACGCCCTGACTGCTAATACCTTCGTAGACGGCGGACTGTAGCTGAACCTGTTCCCGAAGGGTCATGTTGCTGGTATCGCGCACGACTTGCAACTGACCTTCCGCGACCGCCGCCGCCGCAAGAGCCGCCTCATTTTCTTTAAGCTGGTCTTCCAGCTTCTTGAGGCTAGAACGCAGGCTGTTGAGACTTTCCTCGCTGGCGACATTGATGCCAAGGGCCTTCTGGGCTTCGATAGTTTGTTCGATACCGGCGATTAAGGCTAGGATATCGTCCCGCTGAGTTTCCAACGATTGCTTATAGGCATCGAAGTTCTCTTTGGTCTTCTCTTCGTTGAAAAGGTTCAGGGCTATGTCAACGTCTTTGCTAGAGGCCAGATAATTAACAAGGGCGTCCTGTGCCGACTGAGTAGCATCCCTAACGCTTAGGTAGGTTCTGGCCAATACAGTAAGGGCCGCGATTACAGCTAGAACCGGAATAGCACTCAGGACCGCGCTAAATGCAGCAGCGGCACCCCCCGCAAGCTGAAAGGACCCTACAAGAGCGGCCATAGCGCCTCGCAGGGCGAGGATAATACCCTGTCCGGAGGCCATAGTTGTGTAGAACACGAGGAAGGCATTACGCGCTACAGCGACACCAGCGGCTACCGTAGCCCCAAAAGTCGTAAAGATGGCAGAGGCCCCAGAGAAGCGGGCGACCACCCCGAGGACGTTGAACAGGATACGCGCCAGAAGGGGGAGCGTTTTGATCGAAAGTACGCTGACCGCAACGATCACAACGTCGATATTGTTCTCAAGGAATTCGAAGGCGTTTGCTGCCTGGTCAAGAGCCGGAACAATGGCTGTCAGGAGGACGTTGCCGAACCGTTCCATGACAGCCAGCAAGCGATCCACCGCGACCCCGAACCGGCGGTCGAGGTTATCCGCCACCTTGAGATAGGCCGCATCGGTTTCCCCGGCCTTGTTCTTGAGGTCTTCCAGCACGTCCGCAAACTTACCCCCGGCCCCGCCCGCAAAGGACAGCGCCACGGTAGCGGCTTCGACCGAACCGAAGAGGGCCACGATAGCATCGGAACTGCCGCCGGTCTTTTGAACCACGTCTTCAAGGAACCCAGCCAGCCCTTTCGCTTCGATAGCTGCCGCGTTGAATTCAAGCCCGAGGGCCTTTGCCGTCTTGGCCGCGCGCGAGCCTTCGTCCGACCCTGCCCGGATCACTTCCGAGAGGACGGCACGAATACCGTTGGCGGCGGTCGCGGTCGTAAGGCCCTGCGTCGTCAGGGCAGAGACAGCGCCCACGAGTTCATCGAAGCCGACCCCGGCGGACTTGGCGATGGGAATGACCCCACCAAGCTGGGTCGCCAGTTCCCCAACGGTCGTCTTACCGGCCTTCATACCCACGAAGAGGGCGTCTGAGGCTTCCTGTGCGGTGATAACGTCCTTGCCGTAGGCGTTGACCACTGTGGTCAGGATATCGACCCCTGTGCCGACTTCCGTTACACCACCGACCGCCAGCTTGTTGGCTTGGGTAACAATCTCTGTCGCCCCTTCGACCCCATCGGCACCGGCGGAGATAGCCTGATAGAAGGCTTGAAGCTGTTCCGCGCGCGAGCCGCCGAAGGTCTTGACCAGATCGTTGGACGCTTGGGTCAGACCGCGTATCTGTGCAGGGGTCCCTTTAAGAAGGGTGCTGGTCTCAGCGAGCGCGGCGTTGAATTCCCGGGCGCTTCGGATGCCCTGCCCGATAGCCGCCCCGAGGGCTAGGCCCGCGACAAGCGAGGCAACCCCTTTCAGGGCGAGGCTCATGCCCTTCGCGGCAATGTTTGCTTTGTTGAATGAGTCGGGAAGCCGCCGGGCCTTGTCGCCTAGCTGGTCGGTTTGGGTCTTTGCCTTTTTCGCTTCGTCGGCAAGGTCCCCGGTAGACTTCCCGGCCTTTTTGATATCGTCGCGGAATTGCTTCGTGGCCCGGGCCGCGTCGTTTTTCGCTTTCAAGATGAACGTAATGTCTTGGGACATTGTGACTACCGCCTTCTTGACCGCCCTGTATTCGAGGCAGTCGTTGACTTGTTGTTACGTTCAGCTTTGCGTTGTTCCACTTCCTGTAGACGTTGCCGACCGGCCTGAACCCCGTTTTCCATCGCCGTCATTGTAGAGGCGAAACCGGCGGCTTGGTCTTCTAGCCCGCCAGCTTCCGGCAAGATGCCATGTGTCCAGTGCAAATGCAATGAAAAGCCCATGCCCTCCATTTCCGGATGATCCCTGAAATACCCGAGCGGGCAGGTGAAGACAGGGGGGTCACCCGGAAACGGGTGGGGCTGCATTACTGGTCTTCGGCATCCGAACTGGCTTCGGTCTGAGGCTGGGCATTTTGAGCAGTTCCGGTCGGGGTAGACGAACCTTCCGAAGACTGCTCTTGCGAGTTTTTTACATCACCTGCGGGGACCGTCGCGTCGGACATTATCTGCTCAGAGAGTTCGTCAATCACGTCGATGGGGATAAGGTCCAGCAGTTCGTTCGGAACCACGTTCTGCTTGCGCCCGCCGCCCACGTCCATCATGCGGAATTTGAAGCATACATCATCGCCGTCCGGACCCACGAAGTTGTCCCAGCCCTTGAGGCCACGGCGGACGGCTTCGAAGTTCATCTTGGAGCGTTCGATGCGGGTGTCGATGTTCGTTTCATCGCTGTCCCCTTCCGTCTCAGCCGCTTCCTTGTTGAAGGTAAACGAGGTGGAACTGTCGCGGATTGCGCCCTTATCCCGAGAGGATAGGATGCCGATTTTCCAGATGGTAGGGTCACCATCGGTATCATGCTTGGAAGTGAAGTTTCGGGTCTTCCCGATATCTAGGGCTTTGATAGCCATAACCGTGTCTCCTGTATTCGGACAGCGTATTAGTGCCATCGACAAGAAGCCGGGTCAAGTGATCTTAGGATCACTCAGGGGGCCGGGTCCACTCTTCGTAATGGACCACCATGTTGTAGAAGGCTTGCCGGATCACCCAGCGGTTCCGGAATAGCGTGATCGAAGCCGTGACGGCTATGAACATGACGCAGATATCGACCATCGCCATATAGACCGCCGCGTCTGCCGATCTAACCTGAGTGATCAGGGTGAAGTGGTGCGCCGCGCCCGCGAGGAAGCATACCTGAAATATCTGGGTCAGCCCTATGAAGCCGGTTCCCCGGGGGATTTTGCGATACCAGCGCCCCATTTCGTAAGGGATATGAAGGCACACCAGCCCTATTACTGCGTTAGCTAGGAACCATATCAGTTCGGTCATGCCCACGCTTGCGGGGAGGTCTATCATGTTCATTGGGTCACCCTGAAAAAGTCAGAAGGTTCGACCGCCACGTTGATTTCCCCGGGGCAATAGGTGCGGTCCGGGACCATCGTGGGGACGTAGGAATACCAGCCGGACGTAATGTCGTTGGGTATCCGAACCCGGACGCTGGCTAACTGAAACCCAAAGGAGGGCGTAGCTTGCTGGGCGGGCGTCGTATAGCTGTATTCCGAGGCGACCCCGTTTGCCGAGGCCGACCAGAATTGAACCTGAATGGTCGTAGGGCAGTCGCTATTCCGGCGGACCAGATAGAGGACCGTCATATAGCTTCCGGCCTGAACCTCTTCCGTTCCTGCGATCTTACCCGCGCCCCGGATTTCCACGAAGGGTCGGGGGTCGGGTAGCGCGGCTTGTATCTGGTCGAGACGTTTATTGATTGTGGTCATGCCGGTCTTGAGGTCACTCAGCTTGGCCTCAAAGTAGATATCGGCTTGGGGCCGGATCACATAGGTCCACAGCCCAGCCCATAGCACCCCGAAGGCGATAAGGACCGCTGCGACGTTCCGCATGGTCGAGCCGACTACAGACCAGAATTGGTGCGCGTCAAAATGAGGGTGTTCGTTCTGTGTCATGGTTCACCTTATGCGAGCATCGGGCGGGGATAACATACCCCCACCCGTGTAGCTAGGTCGCCTGACGCCTATGTGAACAGGATTTCGAGTTCGTCGTTTCCGTTCAGGCGCGCGAGAGAACCGTCAATGTTGAATACCCGGATACTGTTCCGGTCAGCATATGCCATTCCCGTGATCTGCTGGTTCGGCGCGTGGAACAAAACGGTGTTGCCGTCTACCGTACCGTGGCGCACCCACCACTCCACCGAGGTCCCGTTTTCGAGGTAGGACCAGATAGGTTCGACCGCCGCCAGAATGGCTTCCGGGTCATAAGTGATCGTAGGTGCACGAGCCGTCAGGAAGGCCCCTTCGGTCGCGCTCTGAGCGTTGATGCAATCCCGGATGGAGATTTCGTTCGCCATGTCGACTGACCACGTCGAGGCGCAGAGGTTGCTCTGCTTCCCGGCGTAACGCTGGGCGATAGCCAGCGCGGCGTACTGAACCTGAACCGGGTCCGTGTCTTCGTAGGTTCCGGTCAGCGTAGCTTCATCGACCTGATCTACATAGGTCCCGGTAAAGGTGAAGTCGAAGGTCGGGAACTGCCCTACCTGCGCGTTGACCACGACCGTACCACGAGCGCCAATAAGACGGTGGCGGAGCGACTGCCCGCTATCGTCGGGGTACTGCATGTCGATGGTCAGGCTTTCGATGTTGTCCGACTTCGGCTTGTAGAGGAAACCGATAGGCCGGATATGGACCCAATACACGTCGCCCGTCTCGGGGTTCGACCCCAAGAACTCAGGCGTGATGGCCGCGATAGGAGCGCCGTCATTGTCATGCAGGAGGATTTCCGTGGCGTCAGTCAGAAGCACTTCGTCGGTATCGGTCAGGGACACAGCGTTCAAACCGCCGGTCGCAACCGTCGCTTCCG